ATGAACGACGCAGAAAACAGACCGGAAGCGAGCACGGATCTGCTTTGGATCTCGAGGAGGCCAAACGTACGATCGGGTGCCGCCTGGCTCGCCTCCGAACCTGTTGCCGTTCAGACTGAATTTCTGGATGGGCTGACCAAGGGAGAGCTTCTGGTTCTCCCTTTTCTGTTTGAATTCTGGGCGATGCCACATCAGCTGCCGCCCGAGGGGGACTGGAAGACCTGGGTTATTCTCGGTGGACGGGGAGCGGGCAAGACGCGGGCCGGCGCGGAATGGGTGCGTTCCATGGTCGAGGGCGCGCGTCCGGCTGATCCGGGACGGGCACGGAAGGTCGCTCTGGTCGGGGAGACGCTGGACCAGGTGCGCGAGGTCATGGTGTTTGGTGACAGCGGCATTTTGGCCTGTTCGCCGCCCGACCGCCGCCCGAAATGGGAAGCCACGCGCAAACGGCTTGTCTGGCCCAGCGGGGCGGTGGCACAGGCGTTTTCGGCCCATGAGCCTGAAAACCTGCGGGGACCGCAGTTTGATGCCGCCTGGGTGGATGAACTGGCCAAGTGGAAACGCGCCGACGATAGCTGGGACATGCTGCAATTCGGCTTGCGCCTGGGCGATCATCCGCAGCAGGTGGTTACCACAACCCCACGCAATGTCCCGGTGCTTCGGCGATTGCTGGCCGCGGATAGCACGGTTGAGACCCACGCGAGGACCGAGGACAACCGTGCGAACCTGGCGGAAAGTTTCCTGAGTGAGGTGCGGGCGCGATATGCCGGAACCCGTCTGGGGCGTCAGGAGCTGGATGGGGTTCTGATGACTGACGTGGAAGGCGCGCTCTGGACACGCGAGATGCTTGAGGATGCGCGCGTTGCGACACCGCCCGCCTGTGACCGGATCGTGGTCGCTGTGGATCCGCCGGTGAGTGGCGGGCCAAAGGCGGACACCTGCGGTATCGTGGTGGTCGGCGCTGTTACCGATGGGCCGCCCAGCTCGTGGCGCGCCTGCGTGCTGGAAGATGCCTCTGTGCAGGGTCTTTCCCCCGTAGGCTGGGCACAGGCCGCCGTCGCGGCGCAGGCGCGCTGGAACGCTGATCGGCTGGTGGCCGAGGTCAATCAGGGCGGCGAGCTTGTGCAGACCGTGCTGCGGCAGGTGGCCCCAATGCTGCCCTATCGTGCGGTGCATGCCTCGCGTGGGAAAGTGGCCCGCGCCGAACCGGTGGCCGCGCTTTACGAACAACGACGGGTTCAGCACGTGGCAGGGCTGGGAGAGCTGGAAGATCAGATGTGCCTGATGGCCGCACATGGCTATGAGGGTGAGGGGTCGCCGGATCGGGTGGACGCGCTGGTCTGGGCCATCCAGGAGCTGATCCTTGGGCCAGCGGAGACGTTCCATAGGCCCGCCGTGCGCGGGTTGTGAGGGCGGGATGCCTCCGGCGGCGGTATTTGGGCCAAGAAGAAGCCTGTTGCCGAGGCAGCGAACGATGCGCTGGCGGCGAATTAACAAAGACCTGCGAATGTCTGTTCATCGAAAGGCAAAAGCCCGGATGAAGGAGCGGATGGCATGTTTGATTTTTTACGGCGCGGCGCGGCGGAGGTGCCCGAGGAGAAGGCCAGTGCCGCCGGGCCGGTCATTGCCTATCACAGCCAGGGGCGCGTTGCCTGGAGCCCGCGGGATACCGCAGCGCTGACCCGCGCGGGCTTCGCGGCAAATCCCGTAGGGTTTCGCTGCGTGAAGCTGATTTCCGAAGCGGCTGCGGCTGTGCCCCTGGTTCTGGAGGGGGGCGCTGGGCGGTTTGACACGCATCCGGTGCTGTCGCTGCTGGCACGCCCCAATGGGGCGCAGGGGCAGGCCGAGCTGTTTGAGGCGCTTTATGGCCAGCTTCTGTTGTCAGGGGATGGCTATCTGGAGGCGGTGGGCGAGACCGGTTTGCCGCTGGAGATTCATGTGCTGCGCAGCGAACGCATGCGGGTTGTGCCGGGGGCCGATGGCTGGCCGGTGGCCTATGAATATGCGGTTGGCGCGCGCAAGCATCGATTTGAGGTGCAGACGCGGGCGGCCATCTGCCATGTGCGCAATTTTCATCCGCAGGACGATCACTATGGGTTCGCGCCTTTGCAGGCGGCGGCGATGGCGGTTGACGTGCATTCCGCAGCCTCGCGCTGGTCAAAGGCGCTTTTGGACAATGCAGCACGACCTTCAGGGGCCATCGTTTACCGCGGCGGCGAGGGCCAGGGCAGTTTGAGTTCGGACCAGTTCGACCGGCTGGCTTCGGAAATGGAGATGCATCATCAGGGCGCGCGCAATGCGGGGCGGCCGATGCTGCTGGAGGGCGGATTGGACTGGAAGCCCATGGCCTTTTCACCCAGTGACATGGAGTTTCAGAAAACCAAGGACGCGGCGGCGCGGGAGATCGCGCTGGCCTTTGGGGTGCCACCGATGCTGTTGGGCATTCCGGGGGATGCGACCTATGCCAATTATCAAGAGGCCAACCGGGCGTTTTTCCGTTTAACAGTCCTGCCCTTGGCGACGCGGGTTGCAGCATCAATTTCTCAATGGATGGAGGGGTTTAGTGGTGAGAGCCTCAGGTTGCGGCCCGACTTTGACCAGGTGATGGCGCTGGGACCTGAGCGGGAGGCGCTTTGGCGGCGCGTGGCGCAGGCGGATTTCCTGACTGCTGCGGAAAAGCGCCAGATGCTGGGGCTGCCGCTCCTGCCACAGGAGGCCGATGATGGCGGATGATGGACGGGGAACCCGATACGGGTTTGAGGCTTTTGACTGCGCGCCCGCGCTGCGTCTTGAGGCGCATGAAAAGATGGCGGCGCTGCAATTTGAGGGGCTGAACCGACGGCTCGACAAGATCGAGGCGCTGATGGAGCGGCTGGAAAAGCGGTTGTGGCTGACGGTTTACGGCGTGGTGGGCACGATCCTGGCACAGGGCTTTACGTCCTTTTTGCAGGTGGCGCCGTGAGGAAAGGACGGGATGGATGATCGAGTTGGAACGGAAGTTCGCGCATTTCGGCGATGGGTTGACGGTGCAGGTGGACGCCGCGTCGGGGCCTGTGATCGAAGGATATGCGTCGTTGTTTGGCGTGGCGGATCAGGGCGGCGACCTGGTGCATGCAGGGGCCTATGCGGCCTCGCTCGCGGCGCTGAAGGACAGCGGGCGCGGTGTGAAAATGCTGTGGCAGCATGATCCGGCCCAGCCCATCGGCGTCTGGGATGATGTCCGAGAGGATGCCAAGGGGCTCTACGTCAAGGGACGGTTGCTGCCTGCGGTTGCGCGGGGGCGCGAAGCCATGGCGCTGATCGAGGCCGGGGCGCTGGACGGGTTGTCGATCGGGTACCGGACGGTGCGCGCGGAGCGATCCGAAAAGGGGCAGCGGGTGCTGCGTGAGGTTGAGCTGTGGGAAGTGTCCCTGGTGACATTTCCAATGCTGCCGACGGCGCGGGTTGTGGCGCAGAAGAGCGAGGCTGGCGACGACATCGTGCAGGCGCTGACAGAGGTTTTCGACGCCGCGCGTCGGGAAATGGCGTGGCCACCGACAGAGGAAACATCAGGGCGCGGACGGGCCTGATGGTCTGAGTTCAGGGAAGGACAAAAGATGGAAGAGAAAACAACCGGACAGATTGTCCGGACGGGCGAAGCTGTGTCTCCGGTCGAAGAGGCGAAGTCAGCAATCCTTGGGTTTGCAAATGATTTCAGTGGGTTTCGTGGTGAACTTGAACGAAAAATTCAGCAACAGGATGAGCGAATGACGATGCTTGAACGCAAATCAGTGACAATGGCGCGGCCTGCCTTGGCGACCAGCGCAGATCTGGATGTGCCTCACGAGAAGGCCTTTGCGGCCTATCTGCGCAACGGGGATGATGATGCCCTGCGTGGGCTGGACCTCGAGGAAAAGGCGCTTTCGACGACGATCAACGGGGATGGCGGCTATCTGGTGGACCCGGTGACGTCGGACACAATCCAATCCGTGCTGTCGGCGACCGCCTCGATCCGGGCGATTGCCAATGTGGTGAACGTGGAGGCCACATCCTATGACGTTCTGATCGACAATACCGACCCCGGCGCTGGCTGGGCTGACGAGACTTCTGCAACGACCGAAACTGGTACGCCAACAATCGAACGCATTGCGATCCCGCTGCACGAGCTGTCGGCGCTGCCAAAGGCCAGCCAACGCCTGCTGGATGACAGTGCCTTTGACGTGGAGGGCTGGCTGGCGGGCCGTATCGCCGACAAATTCGCCCGTGCAGAGGCCGCGGCCTTTGTCAGCGGGGATGGGGTTGAGAAACCCACCGGAATTCTGACCCACCCGGTGGTCGATAATGAGAGCTGGGCCTGGGGCAGCCTTGGCTATGTTCCGACCGGCTCGGATGGGGCCTTTGGGGGGGCCGAGGCGCTGATCGATCTGGTCTATGCGCTGGGGGCGGAATACCGCGCCGGGGCGACCTTTGTGATGAACTCGAAGACCGCTGGTGCCGTGCGCAAGATGAAGGATGCCGATGGGCGTTTCCTCTGGTCTGATGGGTTGGCGGCGGGCGAGCCAGCGCGTCTGCTGGGGTATCCGGTCCTGATTGCCGAAGACATGCCGGATATCGCCTCGGGGTCGGATTCTGTTGCCTTTGGTGATTTCCACTCGGGTTACACGATTGCCGAGCGTCCCGATCTGCGGGTTCTGCGTGATCCGTTCAGCGCGAAGCCGCATGTGTTGTTTTACGCAACCAAACGTGTGGGTGGCGATGAGAGCGACTTTGCCGCGATCAAACTGCTGCGGTTCGCGGTGTCCTAAGACAGCGCGAAGGCAGGGCGGTTACTGCCGTCCTGCCGGGCGTGCGCGGAATGGCGCGTTGTCTGGCTGCTCCCCTCCGACAGAGTGACGCGTTGCGCGCGCCCACATGGGGGGAGCCTGAATTTTGGAGATTTCCCATGCAATTGGTGGAAAACACCGAGATCCCCGTGGCAAGCCTGCCGCTTGCTGAATTTCGGGCGCACCTGCGACTGGGCAGCGGGTTTGGCGAAGAAACTTTGCAGGACAGTGTTCTTGAAGGGTTTTTGCGCGCGGCGATCGCGGCGGTCGAAGCGCGGACGGGCAAAGTGCTGTTGCAGCGCAGCTTTGATCTGACTTTGGCGGAATGGCGCGATCAGACTGGGCAAGTGTTGCCGGTCGCGCCGGTAAGCGCGGTGCTGGCGGTTCAGCTTGTGAACGAAGACGGCGGCAGTGACACCCTGGCCAGTGACAGATACCGGCTGGACGTGGATCAGCATCACCCGGTGCTGCGGCCCACGGCTGCGATTTTGCCGATGGTTGCCTCTGGCGGGCATGTGCTGGTGACCTTCGAGGCCGGTTTCGGAGAGGAATGGACCGACGTGCCTGTCGACCTGGGGCAGGCGGTCATGATGCTGGCGGCGCATTTCTACGAATACCGCCATGAGACGGCGCTGTCTGGCGGCTGCATGCCCTTTGGGGTCACCAGCCTGATTGAACGGCATCGGCCGCTGCGTATCGGGCTGGGAGGTCAGGCATGAGCGCGCCGCGATTGAACCGGGCCATGGTGCTGGAAACGGCGAGCGAAATGTCTGACGGGGCCGGGGGGTTCACCGAAACCTGGGCTGCGCTCGGGACGCTCTGGGCCGAGGTCAAACCGCGAACCGGGCGCGAGCGTGAGCGCGAGGCGGTATCGGCGTCGCGCATGGATTATCGCATCACTGTACGGGCGGCACCTGTCGGGTCGTTGCGACGTCCGGAAGCGGGGCAAAGGTTGCGCGAAGGCGACCGGGTTTTTCGTCTGCTGGCCGTCACCGAGAAAGACGCTGACGCCCGTTACCTGACATGTTTTGCAATCGAGGAGACGGCAGCATGAGTTACGGCGTGGCTGTGGCGCTTCAGGCGGCCATCTACCAGCATTTGCTGGCGGACACCGAGCTGGTGGGACTGATTGGCAGCGCAATCTACGATGAGGTGCCCAATGGGACGATCCCGAGCACCTATGTGGCGCTTGGCCCGGAAACGGCGCTGGATCGATCTGACAAATCCGGTGGGGGCGCCGAACACAGGATCACCATTTCCGTTGTAAGCGACGTGGCAGGTTTTGCCACCAGCAAAACCGTGGCCGTTGCTGTCAGCGATGCGCTGCATGGCACTGCGCTGTCGCTCGCGCGGGGCCGGCTGGTCTCTCTGAATTTCGACCGGGCGGTGGCGAGCCGCGAAGAGGCCGCCAACCTGCGGCGCATCGACCTGCGGTTTCGTGCGCGTGTCGACGACACTTAAATTTTTGAACAGGAGAAAGACCCATGGCGGCACAGAATGGCAAGGATCTGTTGATCAAGGTGGATCTGGTTGGGGACGGCACCTTTGTCACGATCGCAGGTCTGCGGGCAACGCGGATCAGCTTTAACGCGGAGAGCGTCGATGTGACCTCGCTGGAAAGCCAGGGGGGCTGGCGCGAGTTGCTGGCGGGCGCCGGGGTGAAGTCGGCTTCGATTTCCGGCTCCGGTGTCTTCAAAGACGAGAGCACGGATGAACGTGCGCGACAGTTGTTCTTTGACGGCGAAATCCCGGCGTTTCAGGTGGTGATCCCGGATTTTGGCACGGTTGAGGGGCCGTTTCAGGTCACGGCGCTGGAATACGCGGGGAACCACAATGGCGAGGCGAGCTATGAACTGGCACTGGCCTCGGCCGGGGCGCTGACCTTTACAGCGGCGTGATCTTGAGCGCGGTGGCCAATCCTCTGGCGGGCGAAGTGGCGCTGGTACTGAACGGCGAACGCCATGTTCTCAAGCTGACTCTTGGGGCGCTGGCGGAACTCGAAGCCAATCTCGACGGGCGCGGCATTCTCGATCTGGTGGAACGCTTTGAAAAGGGTGCGTTTTCCGCGCGGGATGTGCTGGCCCTGGTCCTCGCCGGGCTGCGCGGTGGCGGCTGGTCGGGGGATCAAGCGCTGCTGATGCAGGGCGAGATCGAAGGCGGGCCGCTTGAAGCCGCGCGGGTGGCGGCGCGGCTGCTGGTCTGTGCCTTCAGCCCGCCGCAGACGGTCACATGACTGGATTTGACTGGCCCGCACTCATGCGGGCGGGGCTGCGCGGACTCAGGCTTACCCCCCGCGACTTCTGGGCGCTGACACCCGCAGAGCTGGCTTTGCTGCTTGGGCAATCCTCGGTGGGCGCGCCCATGAGCCGAAAAACACTGGATGCCCTTCAGAGGGCATACCCCGACCAGAAAAAGGAACAAGGCGATGGCTGACTTTGAAAGTCTGGATGATCTTGAAACGCAAATGGACGCGCTGGAGGACAGCGCGGGCCGTGCAGGTCAAATGGTGGCGGCTTTTGATGGCGAGATGCAGCGGTTGCGGGCCAGTCTGCAAACCGCCGGTGGCGATTTGCAGACGCTCGAAAAAGGCTTGGGCTCCGGCTTGAAACGTGCCGTGGATGGGATGATTCAGGACGGCGATAGCCTTGGCGATGCGTTTCGCACTGTGGTCGATAGCGTCATTTCTGCGGCCTATTCGGCGGCGGTGAAGCCTGTCACCGATCACATGGCCGGAATGCTGACACAGGGCATCGGATCGTTCGTGGCCAGCGTGTTGCCTTTTGAAAACGGCGGGGCGTTTTCGCAGGGGCGCGTCATGCCCTTCGCGAATGGCGGTGTCGTCAGCGGGGCGACCTTTTTCCCAATGCGGGGCGGTACAGGGCTGATGGGCGAAGCAGGCCCGGAAGCAATCATGCCACTCGCGCGGGGGGCAGATGGCAAGCTTGGCGTGCGCGGGGCAGGCGGTGGGCCGGTCAATATCGTCATGAATATCCAGACGCCGGATGCGCAGGGTTTTCAGCGTTCACAGGGGCAGATCGCGGCACAGGTCGGGCGCGCGCTCGCCCGTGGCCAGCGCAATCGCTGAGGAGGTAGATCATGAATTTTCACGATGTCAGATTTCCCGCCAACCTGAGTTTTGGCTCTGTCGGCGGCCCTGAACGGCGCACGGATGTGGTGACCCTGAGCAATGGCTACGAGGAACGCAACACGCCCTGGGCGCATTCGCGGCGGCGTTACGATGCGGGCGTGGGGCTGCGCTCGCTGGATGACATTGAAACGCTGATCGCGTTTTTCGAAGCGCGGCGCGGGCAGCTTTTCGGCTTCCGCTGGAAAGACTGGTCCGATTATCGGTCCTGCAAGGCCTCCGAAAACGTGGATTTTCGGGATCAGGTCATCGCCCTGGGCGATGGACAGACACGGGTTTTCAGCCTGTCCAAGACCTATCGTTCGGGCGACGGCCGATATGAGCGCCCAATCCAGAAACCTGTGCAGGGTAGCGTGCGCATGGGGGTCGCCGATGCAGAGCAACTGGAAGGCGTGCATTACACCGTCGACACGACAAATGGCGAGGTCACCTTTGATCACGCGCCCGGATTGGGGGAGCAGGTCACGGCGGGCTTTGAGTTTGATGTGCCGGTGCGCTTTGACACGGATCGTATCCAGACCAGCGTTGCCAGCTTTCAGGCGGGCGACATGCCCAATGTTCCGGTTGTGGAGGTGCGCATCTGATGGCGATTTCCGAGGAACTTCAGGCGCATCTCAGCAGCGGGCTGACCACGCTTGCGCGGTGCTGGCAAATCGTTCGCAAGGACGGGCATATTCTGGGATTTACCGATCACGATTGTGATCTCTACTTTCTGGATACCGAATTCCGGGCCGGGACAGGCATGACAGCGCTGGCGCTAGAACAGGCGACGGGTTTGTCGGTGGACAACACCGAAGGTATGGGGGCGCTGTCAGATGACGCGATAACCGAGCGCGATATTGCGGCAGGTCGCTTTGACGGGGCCAAGGTCACGGCATGGCTGGTCAATTGGAGCGATGTCGATGAACGCCACATCATTTTTCGCGGCTCCATTGGCGAAGTCCAGCGTGGCAACGGCGCGTTTCGGGCTGAGTTGCGCGGCCTGACCGAAGACCTGAACAAACCCATGGGCCGTGTTTTCCAGAAACCCTGTACGGCTGTACTGGGGGATGCTGACTGCGGGTTCAATCTGGACGCGGCCGGGTATTCAGACACTCGTTTGGCTGAAACCGTGGCCGACCGTCGTGTTTTTCAGTTCGCCGATCCTGGGGACTTTGCCGAAGGCTGGTTCAGCCGTGGTCGTTTGACGGTTCTGTCCGGGGCTGCTGCCGGGGTGCAGGCGCCGATCAAAACGGACCGGATCATTCAGGGTGTCCGCGAGGTGGCCCTTTGGGACGCCTTGCCCGAAGACGTCGCCCAGGGGGATCAGCTGCGTCTTGAGGCGGGATGCGACAAGCGGTTTGAAACCTGTCGGCTTAAGTTCCTCAATCATCTGAATTTTCGGGGCTTCCCGGATTTGCCGGGCGACGAATGGATCACGCTGCCGCCCAGGAATGACGGCACCAATGACGGCGGGAGCCTGCGTGGATGAGGTCTGATCAATCAAAGATCGTGCAGTGTGCCCGTGGCTGGATCGGAACCCCCTATGTGCATCAGGCGACATGCCGGGGCGGAGGGACGGATTGTCTTGGCCTTGTGCGCGGGGTCTGGCGCGATTTGTACGGCAGCGAACCAAGCCGCGTGCCCGCCTATTCCCGGGATTGGAGCGAGCCGCAGCGCGCAGAGGTGTTGTGGCAGGCGGCGCGCAGGCATCTGCGGGTGAAAGACCTGCGTGACGCGCAGCCGGGGGACGTGCTGCTGTTCCGGATGCGCGAGCGTGCAGTGGCCAAACATCTGGGCATTCAGACTGTGACCGGCGAACAGCCAGCCTTTGTGCACGCCTACATGCGGCATGGCGTCGTTGAAAGCCCGCTGAGCACCCCATGGGCGCGCCGTATCGTGGCCCGATTTGCATTTCCCAAGGAGGTTTTCTGATGGCGACATTGGTTTTGTCTGCGGCGGGTGCCGCAATTGGCGGTGCGATTGGTGGCACTGCCGCTGGTTTGTCGGCAGTGGCCATTGGTCGCTTTGCGGGGGCACTTGTGGGCAATGTGCTGGATCAGAAGATCATGGGGGGTGGGTCGCGGACCGTGGAAACGGGACGTATCGACCGGTATCGGATCAACGGCGGCGGCGAAGGCCGCGCCATTCCGCAGGTCTATGGCCGGATGCGGGTTGGTGGTCATGTGATCTGGTCTTCGCGGTTTCAGGAACATGTGACCTCCTCTGGTGGGGGCAAGGGATCATCTGGTGGCGTTCAGACCGATCAGTTTTCCTACAGCGTTTCACTGGCCGTGGCGCTGTGTGAGGGGGAAATCACTGGCGTGACGCGGCTCTGGATTGATGGGCGGGAAAGCGCGATGTCGAGACTGAACATGCGGGTCTATCCCGGAGACCAATCCCAACTGCCCGACCCAAAGATCGAAGCGGTCGAGGGCGAGGGAACGGTGCCCGCCTATCGGGGTGTCGCCTACGTGGTGTTTGAAGACCTTGATTTGGCTACCTATGGCAATCGCATTCCCCAGTTTTCCTTTGAGGTGAGCCGTGCCTCTCCCGCAGATCAGGACGAAGCGTCGATTGAGCCGACCTACGCAACGCAAGCCGTCGCGCTGATGCCGGGGACCGGAGAATACGCGCTGGCAACGGATCCGGTCTACTACCAGATCGGTCCGGCGCAACAACGGGCGGCCAACCTCAACGCGCCGTCGGGGCAGACCGATTTTCTGACCTCCCTGGATGCGCTGCAAAGTGAACTGCCAAATTGCGGGGCTGTGTCCCTGATCGTGAGCTGGTTCGGGGACGATCTGCGTTGTGGCCACTGCGAGATCCGCCCCAAGGTGGAAGACACAGAGATAGACGGCAGCCTGCCCTGGCAGGTCGCCGGTCTCGGACGTAGTGCCGCCAGTCAGATCGCGCAGATCGATGGCCGTCCGGTCTATGGGGGCACGCCTTCAGATGCCTCGGTTATTCAGGCCATTGCGGAACTGAATGCACGCGGTCTGGATGTGATGTTCTATCCGTTCATCCTGATGGATCAGCTTGAAGGCAACGGTCTTGCTGATCCATGGAGCGACGCGCTGGATCAGGCGGTTCTTCCGTGGCGGGGGCGTATCACGCTGTCAGAGGCACCAGGGCGCGCGGCCAGCCCGGATGGCACCGCGCTGGCCGAACAGCAGGTTGCGGATTTCTTCGGGACGGCCTCTGCCGCCGATTTCACCATCAATGGCTCGGATATAGTCTATAGCGGACCGCAGGAATGGCGCTATCGCCGTTTCATCCTGCATCAGGCCGCGCTTTGTGCGGCGGCAGGGGGCGTGCATTCCTTTTGCATCGGGTCGGAGATGCGCAGCCTGACATGGATCAGGGGCGCAGCTGGACAATTCGAGGCCGTGGCGCAGCTCATTGCCCTGGCTGCGGAGGTTCGTGCCATTCTGGGTCCAGACGTCAAGCTGAGCTACGCGGCCGACTGGAGCGAGTATTTTGGCTATCAGCCTACAGATGGCAGCGGGGACCGGTATTTCCACCTTGATGCACTGTGGGCGGATCAGAACATCGATTTCATCGGGATCGATAACTACATGCCCCTGTCTGACTGGCGGGAAGGCGAGGATCACGCGGATGCGGCGTGGTCCAGTGTCTATGACCTCGAGTATCTCAAAGCCAATATCGAAGGCGGCGAGGGGTATGACTGGTATTACCATTCGACGGAGGCCGAAGAGGCGCAGATACGCACGCCAATCGAGGACGGCGCGCATGGGGAGCCCTGGGTGTATCGCTACAAGGACATTCGGAACTGGTGGGCCAATACCCACCATGACCGTGTAGACGGCGTCAGAGAGGCAGAGGCGAGCCCCTGGGTGCCGCAGTCCAAGCCCATCGTCTTTACCGAGCTCGGCTGTGCCGCCATCGACAAGGGGGCGAACCAGCCCAACAAGTTTCTCGACCCCAAGTCGTCAGAGAGCAGCCTGCCGAAATACTCGGATGGGCGTCGTGATGAATACATTCAACAACAGTATCTCAAGGCGATGTATGACTATTGGGGGAACCCGGTACATAACCCGATCTCCTCGGAATACGGGGGGCGAATGATTGATATGTCGCGGGCTTTTGTCTGGGCCTGGGATGCGCGTCCTTATCCCCGGTTTCCAAACGAGCGTACCTTGTGGAGCGATGGCGACAACTATGCGCGCGGGCATTGGCTGACGGGGCGAAGCACACATCGCACGCTGGCGTCGGTCGTTCGCCAGATTTGTGAGCGCGCGGGGGTCACACACTTTGATGTCTCCGGCCTGCACGGGGTTGTGCGGGGCTATGCGGTCGATGAGGTCAGCGAACCGCGTCAGGCCTTGCAACCGCTCATGCTGCAATATGGCTTTGACGCGGTTGAGCGCGATGGCGTTTTGCGGTTCGTAATGCGCGGTGGCAAGGCATCAGAGCAGCTTGATCTCGACGGTCTGGTTGACCATGCCGAGCTTGAGAACACATTGGAGCGTTTGCGTGCGGCCGAGGCCGAATCCACGGGGCGGGTGCGGCTCAATTTCGTGCAGGCCGGGGCGGATTTTGATGTGGTCTCCGAAGAAGCGATCCTGCCAGATGAAACCACCCATGCCGTGGGGAGTTCCGAAGTTGCCCTGTCTCTCTTGCGGGCAGAGGGACGACAATGCGTGGAACGCTGGTTGGCGGAATCTCAGGTGGCGCGTGACACCCTGCGTTTTGCCCTGCCGCCCTCCATGTTACACCTTGGGGCCGGGGATGTGGTGGAACTGCCAGGACCGGATAACACGCAAGAGGCCTACCGGATTGACCGGGTCGAGATCGCAGACGCCCAGATCTGCGAAGCGGTGCGCATTGAACGCTCGATTTATGACGGCAGTGACTACGAGGACGAAGCACCGGTTGGCGCTGACTTCGTGCCCGCTGTTCCTGTGCAACCTCTGTTTATGGATTTGCCGCTTTTGACAGGGGATGAGACACCCCACGCGCCGCATCTGGCCGTGGTGGCTGATCCCTGGCCGGGTACGGTTGCCGTATATGAATCCGATATGGACGCGAACTATGCGCTGTCGTCGCTGGTCCCTGCGCGATCTACTGTTGGTGTTCTGCAAAGCCCGCTTGCCTATGCGCCCAGTGGGCGCATCGACCGGGGCGCTGCTCTTGAGGTGCGTATGATCTCTGGAACGCTGGAGAGTGTCGCCCATGATGCAATGCTGAACGGTGCCAATGTCGCCGCGATCGGGGATGGCACGCCGGACAATTGGGAAATCATCCAATTTGAAACTGCGGACCTTGTTGCGCCGGACACCTATCACCTGACCAACCGTTTGCGGGGGCTGCTTGGCAGTGACGCGCTGGGCGTGCGGGAATGGCCCGCGGGAAGCTGGTTCGTCAGGCTCGATGGCATTCCGGAACAGATGAACCTTGCAGCGAACACGCGGGGAAGAGAGCGGCACTATCGTATCGGACCCGCCGCCATGCCCTATGATGACGCCAGCTATGTCTACCACGCGCAGGCCTTTGCCGGGATCGGGTTGCGGCCCTACGCCCCTGTGCATCTGAAGGCCACGCAGGACAGGGATGATGTCGCCGTCAGCTGGATCAGGCGCACCCGGATAGACGGAGATCGATGGACCGAAGGCGAGGTGCCTCTTGGGGAAGAGAGCGAAGCCTATCGGGTTCAGGTCTATCAGGGGCAGTCGCTCCTGCGCGAAGATACGGTCGCGTCCCCAGAGTGGACCTATTCGCAGTCTGCGATGAACAGCGATGACGCATCAGGGCTCGTTGAAATTCGCGTGGCCCAAATATCCGCGCGCTTTGGCGCTGGGCTAGATGGGGTTACAACCGTGAACCTGCCTTAACCACGATGCGGCCCGTGATGATCGGAGATTTGCTTGCGGCAGCACGGGCGTTGATGCCTGTGCCGCCCCCAGACCGCAAGCTGGTCTGGGATCAGATGATTTCGCAGACCATTGCCGCAGATAAATTCCGCAAGCGACTGGGGCGCAATCACCCGACGTGGGGGGATGGTAGCCTGATGGCGCGGGCCCTTTTGGATCGCGCCGCGCGTCACGCGATCTCTGATACCCGAAACCCGGATTTCCGCGCCTGCCTGCAAACCGTGATTTGCTGCCTCGATCCGCCGAAGAAGACGGCCCCCGTCAGCCAGAGGCGCAGCTAA